CCAGCTGGTGTTGGTGATGTTGAACTAGAACCCTCTCTACCAACTCCTGCCCTAGACTTATATGCACTCATATCAGCTGTTGGTGATGTTGATGTTGTACTTGGCGCTGATGGTACTGATGGTACTGATGGTGCTGTCGGAACATTCTTTGCTAATGCTGCGGCCGCAGCTGCAGCTCTTGACGCTTTAGCTAAATCTTCATCTTTTAATGATGCGAATCCCAATAGACCAGAAGCTAAGTCTTTAAAACCTTGGCCAATTTTTGATAAGTTATCACCATTAATATTTGCAAACAATTTTAAATCTTCTGATAATTGTTGCATTGGTGTTTTACCGGTTTTATTTCCAAAAATCCAATCAGTTACACCTTTCATACCATCTGAAAATGATTTAACTATACCAGCAATACCTTGCATACCAAAAAATCCTAACATACCAACACCAAATGCGGGAATCGCAACAGCTAATGATAGTAAGTTATTAGCATCAATTTCACCAAATGCATTAAGACCTTCTGCAAGATTTACTAACATATCTTTTACGCCTCGACCACCACCAAGCATATCAATGCCTGCGCCGCCTAAAGCAAGACCTGCTAGAAATCCACCTAGACCTAAACCAATGGCGGTCATGCCAAGCATTGTTCCGCCCATCATTGCAAGACCGACTGGTGCAGCTACTCCAGTAACAACTCCAAACAATGCTCCAGCACCAAGTAATGAAGCAAAAGCTGCCATACTACTTGGATTAAACGCATTAAGACCTTCTGCAAGGTCGACCATCATCTGTTTAACACCACCACTTCCACCCAATGCAGCTATACCTGCGCCGCCTAAAGCAAGACCTGCTAGAAATCCACCTAGACCTAAACCAATCGATGCGATGCCAATTGACATGTTAAGTCCTTTTCCTAGTCCAGTTACTGGATTAGAACCTGATGGACCGAATAACATACCAGCACCTAATAATGCACCAAATGCTAATAGAGACTGACCACTAAATGCGCCTAATCCTTCAGCTAAATCGACTAACATATCTTTTACACCTTTAGATCCTCCTAATGCTTGTACTGCGGCGCCTCCAGCCGCTATACCTGCAAAGAATCCACCGATACCAGCACCAACTGCCGCTAGACTTAATCCTTTACCAATACCACCCATAAGTGTAGAAAGAAAATCTAAACCAATACCTTTTAATCCACCAGCGCCACCTGCAGCGGCAGGAGAACCACCAGAAGAACTTGGTGTTGGTGTTTTTGCTTTTTCTTTTGAAAACTTCGACTCATATTCTTTTTCTCTAGCTGCAGAATTTTTAAAAAACATATCAGAAGTTCTTGTTGATTTGCCGCCCTGCAATTTGACTAATTTCATAATGTTTAATTTTGTCAAATTCGAATCTCTCGCCATCATCGGCAACACCATTGTATTTTTTGCAGTCAATCTCGTATTAACGCCAATGTCTGTCAATTGTGATTCTAAAGCACCTGTGTTTAAACTAGGTGTAGTTAATCTGGAAGACATGGTGTTGCTTCTTGATTTTGGTGTCGCACTATATGCTTTAAATAAAGATGGCAACATTGCAGCCATCAATCCTTGTTGATTGAACATCTGCCTTGGATCGATTTTTTCAAGTGCGGCTTTACCTAAAGTGGAACCTAATCCACCACCACTTCTCTTTTCTGATTTGTATATGTCTGCTAGTCTACTCATTAGTGTTTTACTCTCTGTTGAGCTTTAAGTTTTTCATTCTCTACTTCTAGATATTTAACCAACAATGAAATGTAAATATCTCTTTCCCAAGGAATCATCATATCCAATTCCGTCAAACTATATTTGTGATGTTGCATAAGTGCAAAGTTAGTTTGATAGTAGTTACCAAGGGACTCATAATTTAGAATTACCCGAAAAAATTTTGGATGCCTTCAATTGTAGTTTTTTCTTCGTAGCCACACTTCTTACATTTGAACTCTACATCTTTAGAAATCTTTGGCATAGTTTCAAAAAACTTTTGAATTTTTGCTATATCCGATTGTTGCATAGTTTCAATAAAATCTGTTAATTCTTGTTCAGTTGAATCTTTTGCATAATATATTTTTTCTTCATCAAAAATGTAATCAATACAAGCAATAATCAATTGTAGTAAATCACTTTCGGATTGAATGTTTAATTTGCTAATAACATCAAAACTTGGATACTTCATTACTATGCCTAGTTTATCGGTAAGCATAATTTTGTTTGAGTGTTCTTCGTTCTTTGTTGATTTAATATCCATTAGATTGATATCTAATTTTATTTTACCAGCACATTGAACATCTTCATCTTTATCATTTTTAACTAGATTATTACACACATAATTCAATTCTACTTTTTCACCAACTGACCGGGCTCTAAGATTTAAGAATAGATTTTCTAAGTCAAAAAATGGTAACTTAGAAACATCTGTATCATCAACTACACAATTTGATAATACTTGTTTGATTGAATTGATAACTTCTTTTGAATCTTCTGACTGTGCAGCCATTAAAAAGATTTTTTGTTCTTTGACCAAAAACGGACGAAACTTAATTGTTTTGCCTGTTGAAATTAATGTAGTTTCATAAATTGGTATGTCTAACTTTGGTAACATAATATCCTCGCTTTGTTAAAATAAATTAAGTTAATGCTTTACCGAAAGGTGATATCTTAGCAAGACCAACCCCAAATAGAGCTGCTGCAGCTGCAGCGATATCGTAACTTCCGGTATATACGGGTTTGTATTTCTGATAAGCAAATTGCACTTGTAGTCTATGAAAATTATCATCAGACCAACTCAATGATTGTGCTGATACTCCAATTGGAAATGCATCAATCAATTCGACTGCATATATTTGCTTAATGAAATCATCATACTGAATCACCTTAATTGGTGTCATGTATCTTGTTGTTTCGTCTTTTGGGAATCTAACATTATTTGTGTCAGAAGGATTAATAGATTCTAACCATCTGTCAAATAATTTTCTCTCCCAAAACTCATTAGTACATATAAAAGTCAAAGTTATAGTGCCATCACCATATTGTGATTGATATGGAACTTTATATGTTGGACCATATACTTTTGCTTCTTGTGTCATTAATGTTCTACCAGGCAACTCTGCAGCCTCACATTGCAAAGCAAGATATCTTGATAGTGTAGAATTTGCACCAATTGGCGATTGTCCTATTGCACTACCAATCGTGTCTGTTATTGTACCAAATATTGCATTTGGTAAATTAAATAAACCTTCAAGAGCAGTATTAGATACAAACTTTGCAATATATGGAGGCAAAGGAATAACAACTTCAAATCTAGATGGTTTTGCAGGACCATCTTTTGAACGCATATGCGCCAAAAATAAATTTGGGGAGAATGACATTAGAATTTTTTCCTTGAATCTGCGTAAACTTTACTAGTAGAGGCGCCAACAAAAGTTTCAACAGGTAACATTGCGGCAATGTCCCATTCATCTGCTGATATCTCTAAAAATCTTGATTGTATATGTGTAAACAAATATCTCTTAATGCACGGTGTTGCCTCAAATGCTCTTGATGCACCAGCAAGGTAACTGTAACTCACTCTCAATTTTGTCTTTGAATCGAACTTATCATTTGTTGCAGTTTCACTCAATTTATCTAAAAGAATCAATCTTTGTTTTGGGTGAATATAGTGTAAATTCAAACCTAAAAAACCATCTGGATAAGATTCAATAGGAATCACAAGTGGAAATCTATCATAGTATGGTAGAGTATCTTTTGTCTTTGGATCATAAAAGTAAAAGTACATTTTACCGATTGTTGAATTCGTTTTTAATCTATCTCTATCATTCATCAATGCTCTTGATGTAGGAGTCAATTCTTTCACTTTGGCACGAAGCCAGTTTCTTGCATTATTTGTGCCTGTTGAATAGCCTTCTCTTGCAAGAGATTGTTTAATTCTGTCGATTAGTTTTGCCATTATCTATTTATCTCAAATGCCTATGTCTTTTTCAGTTAGCAATTTGAATTGCCAACCGTGTTCTTTACAAAATAAGTCTGCAGCCCGCCACTTTTCTTGGTTGATTGCATAAGTTGCCGCTTCTTGTAAGTATCGTTTCGTCTTTCTTTTCTGTTCAGGCTTTACTGTCTGTTTTTGTGGTTTTATCTCAATGACAACAGTAGATTCTGTGCCATTCTTTTGTTTCAATCTGACAATAAAATCTGGAAAGTATCTGTGTATTTTTTGGTCGATAGGTGACTTATATCTGATAATGAGTTCTTCAGATGCCCACCAGATAACACTTGGATTCTCATCCAACCATTTCATCACCCTAAGTTCCCATGAGGAACGGTAGACAACATTCGCAGAGTCGCCTTTGTATTTGCTTCGATGTTTTGGGGTAAACCACCCTTTATATGACATAAATAGTCTCCATATGTATGATAAATATATCTAGTTAACCTATAGGACAATAAATGGCGGGACTACTAAGCTTTCTTTCAGACATTAAAATAAGACCACCAGAAATTTCTGGACCATTAGCTCAGTTAATGCAGAGTCAATATGAACTTAAAAATTTGAAGTATCCCGCAGATTTGGGTGCAAATGATAAGGGTCATTATTTGGTAATAAACATTAATGTACAAAAATCAACGCAATTTAAAAATGATATCAATGTTGGCGCAGCTGCGAGAAGATTTGATACTGGACCAGGAGGGGCTGGTGTTAATAGTCTTTTAAGTACAGTATCAAATGCCGCAGATACAGTTAAAGAATTCGCAGCATCAGTTAAAGGAACTATTGAAGGACAACTTAATAGGCTTGGTGTATCAACAGATACAAGCGGGACCGCTGTTGGTGCAGCTACTAGTTCCATTGATAGAGAATTAACTGGTTTTATAAAAAATATAGGTGATGGCGTTAGAGCAACATCACAGATAAGCACAGTTATATATCTGTATATGCCTGACACATTAAATTTCGACCAAAATCAACAATACGATAATCCATCATTGGCTGGTCTTGCAAGTGGCATTGCTTCAGCAGGGCAATCTGTAGCTGATGTGATGACTTCAGGTGGTTCTACTAATGAAAAGATAAGTAAAGGTGTTTCAAATCTTACGCCATTTGCTGCCAGAGCATTTTTAAGCACATTTGGTGGAAAAATAGGTGATGTTTTGTTTACTGCGGGATCAGGACTAGTTCAAAATCCATTGATGGAAGTTTTGTATACGCAACCAAAATTTAGAGAGTTTAGATTTGATTTCATGTTTTATCCAAGAACAGAAGCTGAATCTATGGAAGTTCAAAAAATAATTAGTGAGTTGAGATTTCATCAGGCACCAGAAGGATTAGCTTCTTCTAATGGTTTCTTTTTAGTACCTCCTTCTGAATTTAATATTTCTTTTTATTATAATGGCCAAGAAAATCCAAATATTCCAAAATTGGGAATTTGTGTTCTAAGAGGGTTACAGATTAATTATGCACCTAGTGGATTTTCTGCTTATGAAGTTCCAGGACAATCAGCGAAATTAGGTGGCACGGGTATGCCAGTTGCAATTCAACTTAGTATGGATTTTATGGAAACAGAAATCAAAACAAAATCTGCTTTCAATGAAGAAGATAAAATGAATGGTTTACCGCATAGGTCAAGTTCAATTGAACTTAGAACTCAATCAGAAATACAAGCTAGTGCAGACTTAAAAGATTCTTATAACTAACTATGTCAAAATATTTTAACTTCTTCCCTAAAGTTTTATACACAACAAATTCTAGCACTGGTGATGTTGTCAACAATATAACTTCACGATTTAATTTTGAAGAAAACTTTAAAAATAATACCGCTGTTTGCTATGAATATGATATACAAGATAGTGATACTCCAGAAATCATTGCTTCAAAAATTTATAAAGATTCAGAAAAACATTGGGTAGTTTTATTGTTTAATGATATTTTGGATCCACAATTTGATTGGCCAATGGATTACAGAACACTCATCTCTTTTATCAATGATAAATATAGTGCAAGTGCAAATGTTGGTCAATCTGGTTCAAGTTGGGCTGAATCACACACTAAATCATATTATAAAATAGAAACAAGAACAACAATAAGTACAAATACAATTAGTGTAAATGAAATAGAAGTTGACGCAAACACTTATGCCAATGTTACCAGTTCTTCTTCCAATGTTACATTGGCGAACGGGTATGTAATTACTATTTCTGTTTCGAAAAAAACACAATCGTATTATGATTATGAAATTGAATTGAATGAAGCTAAACGAAAAATTAAACTTTTAAAACCAGAACTTGTTAATTTGGTTGATGACGAGTTTAGAAGAGTAATTAGATAATGACTATTAATATCAAACAGACAA